ATCTACTTTTAATTCTTGAGCTTTCCAGGCAGCTTGTTCAGCTAGTAATTCTTCTGGCGTTAAGCGTTTGCTATTTCTTTTTAGTTGTCTGCACAAAACACCAACATCATTTGAGCCAACTCTTTTATCTGTGCCTTTGCAAGTATGGCAAAGACAAGGCTTAACTCTTTGCCTAGAGCTTCTATGCAGCTGTATGCCGCAGCCATAACACTTTTCAAAATTATTTATTATCATTTTACTCTCCCCCTTAATTTAATTATCCCATCTAAAAATTCTTCTACCTGGTCAATAGATCTACAGAGCTGCCAAAAGCATCCAGCCAGCTCAAGCTTATCTCGCATCATTGCCTGGTTGTCTGATAGCTTTCCCCCCTTTGGTCTTTTCAGCTCAATGAAAATAGCTATTGAGTTACCAACCTTGCTTTGATCTCCTGGACAAAATATCTCAATGTCTGGCCAACCAGCCTTAGTTCCCATTTTTTTTTGTTTGACTTTGTACGACACATGGCGATTTCCCTCATTTGGTGAGTGATGCCAAACTGCGCCTAATGGCAAAGCCAGATCAAGCCATTGACCGATTCGCACTTGAAGTTGATCTTCAGTTTCTACGAATGATAAAGTCATTTGGCGTGACCGATCCCATTGTTACCTGGAGAATCAAGCTTAAATTCCTTGAGCTGGGCGTTAGAGCCTGGTCATGGTCTTTAGGTAAGCACCATCTCCGAGCTACAGTCGCTTCTTTAAACCCTAGTTTTTCAGCTAATTTCTTGTAACTTAAACTATTTTCTAATCTATATTCTTCTAATGTCATGACGTAATTCGTAGCATTACTTAACTTTAAAAGTCAACCCATATAATTAATTTGACAATAGTGTCGTTAAAAGTCATACTCCGAGTTATATAAATCAAGTTAGTTGACCGAAAATCAATATAAAGTATGTTACCGCTAATCTGACCACTGTATGTAGTTATAATTAACAAATTATGTTAATTGAATTTTTTAGGACTGAGGTGATATGATATGAATGTAGTCGCACTAAACAAGGAAGAAACAACAGCAAAGACACTTAAAATGCCAAATAATTTAGATGTAATGATTCGCAGATCTGGGATGCTAAATAAAGATGTAGCAGAAAGAAAAGGAATCCGCCCAGAAACAGTATCAAGACATATATCTGGAGCTTTACAGTTTACGCTCAAAGATGCAGAAGAATATGCAGTTATATTAGGATGCAGTCCACAAGATATTTTGTTTGCGCAAAATGCTGTGCCTTTATTTGGTTACTTAGATGGCAATGTAGTAAATGTTTGTGATCCTACAGAAGCACCTAGAGCTTTTTATACGCCTTACATCACAACTCCAGATAGACGATTTGTAATGTCTAACCATACAGCTCAAAATAAACGCTGGGCCAATGGCAGAATGTACGCTTTCAGCAATTTATGTATTGAAAAGCAATGTGTTGATGAGCATTGTTTTATGAGATTAAGTATTGTTAAAATCAAAGGCGATAAACAAGTGAGATTTGGTGTTGTTTATCCAGAACCAGGCGGTACTTTTTCTATTGGCTTTAATTCTGATTCGCATACTGATTCAGACCAAGGCGGCGCACCACCAACATTAATTCATACTCAAATACAAAAAGAAGTAAATTTAGCTTGGGCCACTCCAATCATAAGCTGTATCTTACAACCAGACCTTATGGGAATGATAGAGAAAAAATAATTTAATCAACCCCCTTGACGTTTAAAATCAAGTTAATGTAGGCTCTCTTAATAATATTTAGGAGAGCTTATGTCATTTATAGAAACACCTAGATTTGCTTCAAGATTTAATTATCTGTGGCACTCTAATCCAAAATCAAAATTAAAATGTAAAGCTTTGTTTGACAAAGTTCACCTTAGACCAGCTTTGTCTGATGCCTGGGATCTATATCAAAATTTAAATAATGAAAAACATATTAGAGATCGTGCCTGGACTGTCATTGAAAAGTTTGATTCAAAACTTAATGGACAAGACAATGCTGCTATGTGTGGTGGCCGCACAGTTCAAGAAGCTGCTGATGCTATACTTATAGATGGAATAGATCCTGGAGTAGCTATAGACCAGGCCATTCAATCCTATAATAAATTTAAACCTCGCACCTGGGATAATGGATCTGATGCAGATAAAAAAATTAAATATATAGATGAGATTGAAGCAGTAACTAAAAATGCTGTGGCTGGTCTTAAAGAAGCTATGGCTAGAGATAATCAAATTATAGGTGAAGTTGAGTACATAGAAAAACTTAAAGGCCTGGAGCTGCCACACAATACTAGACCAGATTACAATAGGCGTGGTGATTTAAAAACTAAATGGTCTAGGTTATCTAAAACATCTAAGTCTGGTTTTGCAGCTGCAAGCTTACCTAAAACATTAACTGGTCCTTTTGAACAAGCAGCCTTATATCAAGTTGCTGGTTTCTGGGCGTGTAATGGTGGCCAGCCGCCTTTTCTAGTTTATGCTAACGCTTCAGACTATAAAATATTTGACCAGGACAACACGCCAGAGCTGCAAGATGATAACCTGGTGAATATAGTTAAAACAATAACCAGGTCACACAAAGCGACTGAAGAATTACTTAAAGTTGCTAAAGACAAAGATCATTTATTTAAATTAATTGAGCCAGACTTTACAAATATCTGCTGGTCTGAACCACCAACAATTATTGATGAAGCAAAAAAACTATGGGGAATATAATGAAAGATGCCTGGTTATGGATAAGTGAATTTTTTGGCGCTCTTTTTCTATTCACATTTTTTTATTTTTTATTTTGGATTTTAGACATTTTATTTCCAGGAGCTATGTAGATGATAGATATATTAGAAACACCACCAAACATTCATAAAAACGCCAGGGAAACAGAACAGCTAGCTCTTGAGTTCATACTACCAAAAGTTAAAAAGCTGCGCTTGAGAGTCCTTAAATCAATAGCAAGCGCTGGATGGACTAGAGGTAAAACTGGATCTGAAGTTGTAAACGATATTGATGGTTACATTGTATCAGTAAGGCCCAGGATCACAGAACTAAATGAGTATGGATTAATTATACCAGGTGAAAAAAGAAAGAACGCCAGAGGATCTTATGAATTGTCCTGGTTAATAACAAGTAAAGGTAAACAAGTTGCGGAGATGAATAATGAGTAAGACTAATATTCCTAAAAAAGTAATTGATCTTATAAAAGAATTAGAGCTGACAAGAGAAGAAACTTTATGGGATTGTCATGGTACTTGGGTAATGTATCACAAGGCCCTGGAGAAAATAGCAGCTCATAAAGGCGTAACATTTGACGAACCTAAAGTTATTCACTCTGACGTAGCTCTTAAATCTGTAGTGATGTTAGTCACCGGAAGAATGGACCAGCGAACTGAATGGAGCTTTGGTGAAGCTACACCAGCTAATAATAAGAACGCCTATCCTTTTGCTATGTCTGAAAAAAGAGCCAAGGACAGAGTTATTTTAAAGTTAGTTGGTTTGCATGGTGATGTTTATTCAGACACAGAAATAGATAAGCAAGCTCAAGACGATATAAAAGAAAGAGCCACTAAAGAAAAAAAAGAACCGCCAAAAGAAAAGCCTAGCAAAACTCTTGAACAAACTATCCAAGAAACTGAACAAGATAGAAAAGACATAGCTAATGGAAAATATACACCTGGAGAAGCAGAAATTGATCCAGATAAAATAGCTGAGTGGGAAAAGATACATCAAACTTATATGAAAAACATAAGTCAATTACCATCACAAAGCACTTGCGCTTTTTGGTTTAACAAACAAAGAGATGTTCTTAAAAGCATGAAAACAGCTGTGCCTAGAATGTATGGCGAAATAGAAGAACACTACACCAAGAAACTACAATCACTAACAAACTAAGGGAGTAACTAATGGGAAATGCACCGCAATTTTCAAACACAAAAGTAAAATTTAATAGAGCTGTATCAAGTTCAGAAGATAATCCAGGGCAACAAGTTAAGGTTAGTGTCTGGTTAAACTTTGATAATGGCTGGGATGAATCATCTAACAGACCTTTTCCACCTACACCAGAACAACAAAAAAGTATTGAGGATATTCATAAACAAATAAAAGAACTTAATATGGAGTTGTCTTTTCAGCTGCAAGAAGCAGACAGTAAAATGAATATAGCTAGGGCAAGAGCATTTTGTAACGAGCTTCGTTATGATGCTAACCCAGCTCAAAGCTTTGATGCAGTTAAAAATGGAGAAGTAAATGGTTTTGACGATTTATAATAAAGCTTTGTTTAACCTTATAGAAACAACTCAAATATTATTTGGACCATGTAAACGTAAAGGATCTGAATACGCTAGAGTTAATAGAATGGTTAAAGATGGCGCTATAAATAGCATAACAGATCGTGGTAGATTTTATGTTACTAGGAAAACTTTAGAAGATTTTATGGGATCTGAGGAATCATTAAAAAAAGCTCTACAAAATTTAGACAATGTTGTAGAGCTTTATCCAGATAGTTAGAAGTTTATTTGAGCCATATCGTTTCTAAGCTTTTCTTTTCTAGCTATGTCTTGCATCCAATGACCATAAGTTCTTTGAGTAATGGCAATGTCACTATGGCCCATAAGATTTGAAACAGTCCAAACATCATTGCCATAAAACTCTAGCATCTTACTCGCATAGTAATGCCTTAGATCATGCCAGGTTAAGTTCTTATTACTAAGCTGCCTAACAACTTTTTGCAGCTGTTCACGCCAGGTTGATGTATTAACCATTGTATTATACTTAGTACCAAACACTAAATAAGTTTGAGCTGGTCTGCCTTGCTTAATGTAAAGTTCTTGCAGCTCCCTCATCAAAGTATTTTTAATTGGTACAGTTCTGTTAGATGTCCTGGTTTTAACTCTACCTACACCGCCCTCAACTTTTATCTTTGCAGCCTTGTTAACTGTAACCTCAAACATTTTGAAATCTATATCTTCCCAGGTCAAAGCTCTTTGCTCACCAGCTCTTAATCCAGTTGAACAAGCAAACTTATATGCCAGGACTACAGACTTAGGTAAAAGCTTTTCTATATCATGTATAAAATCTGTAGATAACTTTTCCTTTTGCGGCTTGTTTTCCAGGTCATCATTGAAAGGTCTTTCAATAACAATATCAGACATAGGATTTTCTCTAATGCAGCCACAAACTTTAGCGTGTTTCATAAGTTTGTTAAACATGGATCTCATAGCAACCAAAGTCTTGTAACTTCTCTTACCTTTTTTACCTGAGTTTTCTAATGCTGGAATAATGTAAGTCTTACAATGTTGAGCAGTTAGATCGCTAACTTTAAGATCTGCGACAGTAGCCATACCAATTTTGATTTCTAAAAAACTTTCAAAAACTTTTTTGTATGAATCAAAGTATTGCGGTAATGGCTTACCTTTTTTCATCCTGGTATATTCTTCCCAGTAAAAATGTCTGAGTGGATTATTGTTCTTAATCCTATCATCCCAATCAGCTCGCATCTCATCATCTGGAAATGGACCAAGTAAATCTTTGATTGTCCAGGTATCACTTTCTTCTAAATGTTTTTTATTTAAAGATAAAAATTTATCTAAAGCTTTTTGAGCTTCTTGTTTTGTAGAATAAAAATATCTTTTACCGCCATGCGATTCCAGATTTAATTGCCATGATAAATTACCTTTATTTAATCTTTTTTGGTCTTGCCATATATATTTTTTTATACTCATTAAATTACCTCCTATATAAATTATATGGGAGCTTGTCTTTAAAAGTCAAGTGTATTGATTATTTAAGTGCTAAATATTCTCGTAGAGATTTAACACAAAAAAGCACTCAAAAAGCACTCAGCTAAATCCTAACTAAAAAAACTCAACAAAATCAATAGGAAAAGTGGTGATCCCTACGAGATTCGAATGAGTAGATTGCTATGTCTAGCAATAACCAAGCTTCTCTAAAGCAAGCTCACATTAACTTTGTATAATATAAGGCAACTACAGTCAAGCTAAGTTACTTTAAGATACAGCACTCAAAAAACATTCAAGTGCTAAATATTCTCGTAGGGCAAGTTTTGGTGGGATTGTTTAAATGTGGGGAAACGTCATAATCGCACATATATT